CTTGTATGGTGGAGCCAGGAGAAGATCCAGCGCCAGAAGAAGATTTTCTTATAGTAGATGGGATCTACGATATCTTTGTATCGGCGCGGAAAAAGAAATAGTTGTGCAGCGGCGATTCTTCTTCTGCTAGACTCTAGTCAGGACCGAAAAGCATTCCTCCCATGCGTTTTGGTCTCGTTCATATATCTCCTGTTGGCATGGCAAGGCCCTACTTCCTCCCGTAGGGCCTTTTTTATTTCTTGGAGAACTCGTGGTATGCCCAGGTTACCGCGCCAGTGAGAAAAGATGAGATGGCGCTTATTGTCGTCCAGATGGTTTTGGCTTTGCCAACTTCTGTCTCAAGCGCCGCGATCTTCTCTTCGCTCTTTCCTATTCGTCCGTTAATCTTGGATAGGTGTTCCAGGATGTGTTCTAGATTGACCCTGCTTTCGGCTACTTCTACTCTAAGATCCGCAAGCAATTGCTCGATCTTGTCCATCTTGTCGGCCCTATCCATGCCTACAGTTTCATCCATGTAGGCTTAATTGAGCGATGATGGGATTGTGAATATAAGGAATGTCCTTGCAGGGGAGTACACCCCTAAGCAGATCGACACCATCATTGCCAACGCCAAGAAGCTGCCTTATCAGGAGCAGGTAGAGCTGGCAAATCTTCTAGAGCAATACGAGAAGATCATGAAGGTGGAGAAGTGCCAGAACAACTTTCTGGACTTCGTTAGAGAGATGTGGCCTGCGTTTATCGCAGGCAGGCACCACAAGATCATGGCAGATGCCTTTGAGAGAGTCGTTAAAGGAGAATGCAAACGACTCATCATTAACATGGGGCCTAGGCATACCAAGTCGGAGTTTAGTTCTTATCTGCTTCCTGCTTGGTTCCTGGGGAAATATCCAGACAAAAAAGTAATCCAGACGGCGCATACCGCTGAACTGGCGGTTGGGTTTGGTAGAAAGGTTAGAAACCTAGTAGGCAGCGATCTCTACCAATCCATCTTCAAAGGAATATCGCTATCCTCTGACAGCAAAGCAGCAGGAAGATGGAACACCAATAAACAGGGTGATTACTTTGCTATCGGGGTGGGCGGGGCGGTAACAGGTAAAGGTGCCGACCTTCTAATTATCGACGATCCACACAGTGAACAAGAAGCTGCTATAGCGGCAACAAGTCCCGGTGTGTACGACAGTGTGTATGAGTGGTACACATCAGGCCCTAGGCAGCGTCTTCAGCCTGGAGGTGCCATCGTGATCGTAATGACGCGATGGAGCAAGAAAGATCTCTGTGGTCAGATCTTAAAGGCTGCGGCACAGAGGGATGGGGATGAGTGGGAGGTGATTGAGTTCCCTGCGATCATGCCTTCCGGCCAACCGCTCTGGCCTGAGTTCTGGCCTTTAGAAGAGTTGGAGAAGATCAGGGAAGAACTTCCTGTCGCCAAGTGGAATGCTCAATATCAGCAGAACCCCACCTCAGAAGAGGGCGCTCTTGTAAAGAGGGAGTGGTGGAAGATCTGGGAAAAGGATGATCCTCCCAAGTGTGAGTACATCATTCAGTCCTGGGATACGGCGTTGACGAAAGGAACGAGATCTGACTACTCAGCTTGCACTACCTGGGGAGTCTTCTACGATACAGATACTGACGGCAAGAAACGAGCAAACATCATTATCCTTAACGCTTTTCAGGATAAACTTGAGTTTCCTGAACTCAAGCAGAAGGCGTTAGAAGAGTATCGGTACTGGAAACCAGACACCTGCATCATCGAAGCCAAGGCAGCAGGTGCGCCACTTGTATTTGAATTACGCAAGATGGGCATACCGATTCAAGATTACACTCCATCGAGAGGGAATGATAAGATAGTTCGCGTGAACGCTGTTAGCGATATATTCGCTTCCGGGTTTGTTTACGCGCCTCCTTTGCGTTGGGCAGAGGAAGTGATAGAGCAGTTTGCTTCATTCCCCAACTCTGACCACGATGACCTTGTTGATAGCTCTACTCAGGCGCTGTTACGCTTTCGGCAAGGTGGGTTTATCTCTACGCAGAGTGACGACGAAGAAGATGACTTTGCGTATACGAGAAAGGCAGACTACTATTAACCAAGGAGTTCTATGTCATTCAATCCTAATCAATTGGCTACCATGGACGAGGTGGATCAAATCGTAGCCAAGTTGAACGCCGCTGGTATTGGAGGCGGTGTTGTGGCTATCTATATCCCGCAGTGGTCTGGTCCGTTCCCGGAGCCTTCTGATGGCGCGGCGCGGCAGTATTGCCTCACCTACGCTAACGGATCAACTGGACACAATGTAGGCTTGATTCGTTCTACCATCAACAGTAACCCTGGTCTTTGGCAGCAGATGTTGCAGGCCGATGCCATCCCCCCTAGCGAGTAGACCTCTAGCGAGTAGACCTCTAACGAGTAGACCTCTTATGATCGACAAGCCTCTAGATGAAATGCCTTTCTCCGAAGAAGAGGAGAATGCCGAAGTTGAAGTCGGGATATTGAATCCAGAGGCTGTCTCGATTGAAACAGAAGATGGTGGGATGCTGATTGAGTTTGGACCTCCTGAAGAAGAGGAAGGTTCTCTCGCCAGCGTCCCGCACTCTGCTAACCTCGCAGAGCATATTGACGATTCCGATCTGTCTTCGATTGGAATGAAGATCCTGGATGTATATCAGGAGGATCTCAATTCGCGCCAGGATTGGGAGAGGGCTTATAAGGATGGCCTAGACTACCTCGGGGTGAAGACTGAGGACAGGAATAAACCCTGGGCTGGCGCTTGTGGGTTGTACCACAACATGATTATGGAAGCAGCAGTTCGCTTCCAATCCAACGCCATTATGGAGATCTTCCCGGCGGCTGGTCCGGTAAAGACTCAAATCATTGGTGAAGTAACGGAAGAGAAAGAGGATCAGGCTCTTCGGATCCAGACCGATATGAACTACCTGCTCACGCAGGATCTGAAAGACTATCGGCCTGAGATGGAGCGGTTGTTGTTCGGGTTGTCCCTTTGCGGATCTGCCTTCAAGAAGATCTGTTTCGATCCTCTTACGGATATGCCTGACGCCAAGTACGTTCCGGCGCAGGACTTCATCATGCCCTACGGGGCGACCTCTCTTAAGAGCGCCAGCCGCTATATCCACGTTCTCACCAAGAACTCTAACGAGATCAAGAAGCTACAGTACAGCGGCTTCTATCGGGATGTAGACATCCGTCCTGATTACGATTCCAACTCTCAGCTTCAGGACAAGATCGACAAGATCAGCTACGAGTACAAGCAGGGAGACGAGGATTCGATTACGCTTCTTGAGGCGCATATCGACCTGGATATCCCCGGCCTGGAGCATACGGATGAAGATGGAGAGGCGACTGGGATTGCTCTACCGTATGTCGTTACGGTAGACAAGTCTTCTGGTAAGGTTCTCTCGATCTATCGGAACTGGGATGAGGATGATCCCAAGAAGAACAAGCTGATCTGGTTCAGCGCCTACAACTACGTCCCTGGGATGGGCGCGTATGGGTATGGCCTCATCCATTTGATTGGAGCGAATGCTAAGGCTTCTACGGCTATCCTGCGCCAGTTGATTGACTCTGGCACTCTGGCTAACCTTCCTGGAGGTCTGAAGGCTAAAGGGATGCGGGTGGCGGGAGATGACTCGCCAATCCAACCTGGAGAGTGGAGAGACGTAGACGTTGCGAATGGAGACATCGCTCGTTCGCTCTACCCCCTTCCGTATAAGGAACCCTCGCAGACTCTCTTCCAATTGCTTGGCAACGTAGTAGAGGATGGCCGTAGGCTGGCTTCTATCGCGGATGCTGAGATTGGAGATGTCAATTCGCAAGCGCCAGTAGGGACTACCTTGGCGATTATGGAACGTGCGCTCAAGGTGATGAGCGCCATCCAAGCTAGGCTTCATGCTTCGTTGCAGGACGAGTTCTCTATTCTCGTCCGTGTTATCCGCGACAGTGGATCGGAGCGATACAAGATTGACTTCGGGAAGATGAATGGGAGCAAGCGGTCTGATTTTGACGACCGCATTGATGTGATCCCTGTCTCTGACCCGAATGCGGCTACGATGTCGCAGCGAGTAATGCAGTATCAAGCTGCAATTCAACTTGCTGCCCAAGCGCCGCAGTTCTACGACCTGCCTGAGTTGCATCGAAAGATGCTGGAAGTCCTCGGTGTGAAGGATGTTAAGAAGATCATCCCTGAGAAGGTAGACGCTCCCCTACTTGACCCGATCTCAGAGAACACTAACATCACGAACATGAAACCTGCTAAGGCATACTTGACGCAGGATCATCAGTCTCACATTACGTCTCATATGAGCTATGTGCAGAATCCTCTCGTCCAGCAGCAGTTGGGACAGAATCCTCAGGCAAACGCCATCTTCGCTGCGTTCATGGCGCACATTGCGGAACACGTTGGTTTTGCATATCGCAATCAGGTCGAGCAGAAGCTCGGTATACCGCTCCCTCCTCCGGGAGAGCCTTTACCCGCAGACATCGAAGCGAACCTCTCCAAGGCCATTGCAGACGCATCTCAGGCCCTTCTACAGCAAGCGCAAGGACAACAGGCCCAACAGCAGGCTCAACAGCAGGCTCAAGACCCGATTGTCCAGTTGCAGCAGGCAGAGTTGCAGATCAAGCAGGCTGAACTCCAGCAGAAGGCTCAGGAATCTCAGCAGAAAGCGCAGTTGGAGATGGTGAAGAACCAAACCAAAGCTCAATTGGAGACTGCTAGGATCCAATCTCAGAATCAAATGACACAACAGGCTGCTGCACAACGCGCACAGCAGGCTCAAAGTGAACTGGCGCTGGACAACCAACGGCTTCAATTGGAAATCCAGCGTTTGCAGAAGGACCGTCAGGAGTCTGAATCCCGTATTCAGCTAGAAATGCAGCGGATGCAGACTGAAAACGATATGGCGAAAGCCAAGATCGCAGAAATCTTAGCCAGGATGGACACGTTAGGGACGAATGCTGGACCTACGCAGTAAGTTTTTCAATCGGCTAAACGAGTTATCGGAGACGAACGCCACTCATCTAGTCTCCGGTGCCTGCATGGACCATGCAGAATACAAACTGATGGTGGGAAAACTCGCAGGACTACAGCAGGCTCGTCAAGAGTTCCAGGAAATCTGGGACAAACTGATGCAGCAGGCTGATGAGGACTGACGCAATCGCTATATAGCGCAGAAGGAAGACAATGCAAACACTGCCAACTCCAGTTGGTTATAAGATCCTCGTTAAAATGAGGAAAGCTGTAGAGGAAAAGACGAAGAGCGGTATCTATTTGCCCGATCAGGCAAAGGAAAACGAGAATACTGCCTCTCTCATCGCAGAAGTAATCGCCTTAGGGCCTGATGCCTACAAAGATTCCATCAAGTATCCTAATGGCGCTTGGTGTAAAGCAGGAGATTGTATTATTCTCCGTAGCTATTCTGGAACTCGCATGAAAATCGAGGGAGAAGAGTACCGTTTGATTAACGACGACACTCCTGAAGCTGTTGTTCCCAATCCTGATGCGGTAGAGAGGGTCTAATGCCTGAAGAATACATGGAATCTGACCTGATTATCCCCGGCAAAGAGGATTCTGACGTTGCTGTTGCTACTCCTGAAGAGGAAGAGCTTGAGATTGACATAGTTAACGACACTCCTGAGGATGATCGTCGTCCTCCTCGGAATGAAACGCAGCAAGCAGAGCCTGTTAACGAAGACGACGAGTTGAAGAACTACTCGGAGAGCGTACAGAAGCGCATTAAACGTTTGAAGTACGAGTTCCACGAGGAGCGCCGTCAGAAGGAACGCGCCGACAGGGAGCGTTCTGAGGCATTGACCTACGCTTCTGCTTTGCAGCAGCAGATCGAGCAGTATCGTCAGCAGAACGAAGTAAATCAACGGGCCTTGATTCACACTTCTGCCAAGCAGAAGGGATCTGAGTTGGAAGCTGCTAAGAAGATGCTGAAGGAAGCATATGAAGCTGGCGACACGGACAAGATGGCAGAGGCACAGGAAGCGATTTCTGTTCTTGCCAATGAAAAGCGTGTTCTTGACTCATACACTCCACCTAATCCCTCTAGCGTAAGCTATCTACAACCAGCTACACCTCAGGAAATACAGCAACCTGTAGCATCACGACCTGCACAACCACAGGCCTCTGCTAAGGCGGTTTTATGGAAAGAGAATAACCCCTGGTTTGGCGAAGATATGACCCTTACTGGGTACGCCATTGACATCCACAACAAGCTGATTAACGCAGGAGTGGATGCAGAGAGCGACCAGTACTACGAGGCGATTGACAGCGCCGTCAACAAGTTCCGTAAAAGCATTCCTGGTCAAGCGGAAGCGAAGCCAGCACAAACACAAACCACCAAACCCAAAAACGGAGTTGTCGTGAGTTCATCTAGAACCCCTAGCGGCAAAACCCGCACCACTGTCCAGTTGACCGAATCGGCTCTTGCGGTTGCCAAGCGTCTGGGCATTACCCCGCAGCAATATGCGAAAGAACTGCTCAAACAGCAAAAGGAGAATCAGTAATGAAGCCGAATCGTGAAGCTGAAACCAGAGAAGCACAAACTCGAATTGAATCGTGGAAGCCTGCCTCGTTGTTGCCGGATCCTTCTCCCAGTGCAGACTGGGTATACCGTTGGGTTCGGAGATCAATTCGGGGAGAGTCTGACCCCTCCAATGTGTCCATGCGATTGCGCGAAGGATGGACCATTGTTCGTGCGGAGGACCACCCGGAGATCCTTTCAGAGATCGCATTTAACGAATCGAAGAACGGGACAATCGAGATCGGCGGCTTGATTCTATGTAAAGCGGCTCGTAGCTTGGCAGATCAACGTAAGCAGTACTACGAAGATATGACGAAACGCCAATCTCAAGCTGTAGACAATAATCTAATGAAGGAACAAGACCCTCGGATGCCTCTCATCAATGAGAGCAGAACGAAGGTTACCTTCGGAACAGGAAGTTAAGAGGACTCAACATGGCTGCAACGGCTACCCCTTACGGTCTGATCCCCTATGAACTGGCTGGTGCCGCGCTTCGCGGTGCTGCCCGTAAGTATTTGATTGGTGCGAACAACACCAACGCCATCTACTTTGGATCTCCCGTCTCTCTCAATTCAGGCGTCATTACTGTTATTGGCGCTACCCCTACCACCACTCGGAACGCGAATACCCCGGTCGGCATCTTTGTCGGCTGCGAGTACACGGATCCGAATGGCCGTCCCACCTGGGCGCAGTACGTCCCCGCTGGTGCTACCGCTGCTGGCTACACGAACATCTATGTTTATGTCGTAGATGATCCCCGTGTGGTCTTCAAGGTTCAGGCCAACGGCACGGTTGCTACGACTGATCTCGGCAAGAATGCTCCGCTCACCAGCGTGACTTCTGGCTCGACGACCAGCGGCAACTCGACTGCTTCTCTTCTGGCTGCTTCGATCAACACGACCGCTACGTTGGCCGTTAAGATCATCGGCTTTGTCGAGTCGGTCTATTCGACCCCCGGCGATGCTTATACCGATTGCCTTTGCATCTGGAACCAGGGCGTCCACGCCTACCAGAACGCTACGGGCGCGTAATCTAAGGAACAAGGAAAGGAGAATCAACAATGGCTATTACTCGTTCACAAATGTTGAAAGAGTTGATTCCCGGCCTGAACGCCTTGTTCGGTCTGGAATACGCTCGGTATGGCGAAGAGCATAAAGAGATCTTCGAGATCACCTCTTCGGAACGTGCGTTTGAAGAGGAAGTGAAGCTGTCTGGCTTTGGCACTGCCCCGGTTAAATCGGAAGGTGGCGCTATTGCTTACGACAACGCGCAGGAAGCCTACACCTCGCGTTATACCCACGAGACGATTGCTCTCGGCTTCGCTGTGACCGAAGAGGCGATGGAAGACAACCTGTATGTCTCTGTTGCCCAGCGGTACACGAAGGCTCTGGCTCGTGCGTTTGCTAACACCAAGCAGGTGAAGGGTGCGAATGTCCTGAACAACGGGTTCAACGCTTCCTATGTGGGTGGTGACGGCAAGCGTCTGTTTGCTACAGATCATCCGCTTATCACGGGTGGCAGCAACTCTAACCGTCCTACGACTGGTGCTGACCTCAACGAGACTTCGCTTGAGGCTGCGATCATCCAGATCGCTGGGTGGACGGATGAGCGCGGTATCCTGATCGCTGCGAAACCTCGCAAGCTGATTGTGCCGCCTGCTCTGATGTTCGTTGCGGAGCGGTTGCTGAAGTCGGTTCTGCGTACCAATACTGCGGATAACGACATCAACGCCATCTACAACCTGTCGTCGGTGCCGGAAGGGTACGGTGTTAACCACTACCTGACCGACACGAACGCTTGGTTCTTGAAGACGGACGTTCCTAACGGCCTCAAGATGTTCGAGCGCGTTAACCTCAAGACCTCGGCTGAAGGCGACTTCGAGACGGGGAATATGCGGTACAAGGGACGTGAGCGTTACAGCTTCGGCTGGTCGGATCATCTGGGCTTCTACGGCTCTCCGGGCGCTTCCTAGAACACAATCAACATGGGGGGAGGGTAACCTCCCCCTTCACACATAGCGAACTACTTTATCCGACTGGCTATGCAGACTTTCAAGAGACGGATAAGGGAAACTTCCTTGAAGGAGAATTACGATGGCTAACACTTCATTTTCCGGTCCTGTACGAAGCCAGAATGGTTTCCAGGGTTACAGTACCGATGCCTCTGCGAATGTTTCACTGACTCTTAGCGCCCAGGGTACTGGCGTTGTGTTGAACACTTCGAGTGTTCCGTTCTTTAAGTTGACGCCTACGACTGAGGATACTGCTGGTGCGGTAACGTACACGGCTGCTCAGATCAAGACTGGTTTGATCCTGCGGGATCCTAACGGTGCTGGTCGTGCGGATCTCTTCCCGACTGCGGCGGCTCTTCTTACTGCCGTTCCTAGTGCTGCTGTAGGCACCAGCTTTATCGTCACGATTCGGAATACTGCGGATGCTGCGGAGACGATTACGATGACGACGAACACTGGTCTTACCCTGAGCGGTACGATGACGATTGCTCAGAACGCGCAGAAAGATTTCCTTGTGAACTTTACGGATGTCAGCACTGCTGCGGTAACGATCTATAGCATGGGCAGCACGACCTTCTAGAGATGCTTTATGCCCAGCTTCAAGAGAACTTCTAGCGGGGGCATTGAATACCGGGGACATACGTTCCCCGGTTTCAACAAGCCAATCAAGTCTTCTAAGCCTGAGAAGAAGAAGATGGTCTTGGCGAAAGAAGGGGATCAGGTAAAGCTGATTCACTTCGGAGATGCCAGTATGGGCCACGACTATTCTTCTGCGGCGCGTAAGAGTTATATGGCTCGTAGTGCCGGGATCAAAGGCAAGGACTCCAAGCTGTCGGCAAACTACTGGTCGAGAAAGGTATTGTGGGCTGGTCCTAGTGGGAGCAAGAAGGCTCCTCCTGCCAGTCAGAAGGTGAAGAGATATGACTAGTGATCTTCAGTCAAAGTGCTTGACTGCTAATGGATACGTCTTTGAAGGGCCTGGACGTGTTTGTTGTATTGTCATCCACTCTCAGAATGCTGGCGTCCTTACGATGAAGGACGGTGGATCTGGTGGGACGACAAAGATTGAGATTGGATACGGCGCGAATGCCAACTTCCCTGTACCTCTTAACGGACAGGGTGTTCGCTTTGAGACCGACATCTATCTTTCTGCTACGCACTTAGACCGGATTACGGTCTTCTGGGGTTAACATGAAAGGCCAGATGAAGATGTCGATGCAGCAGCAGGGCAAGGTAGGCAAGGTCATGCACGAGTTCAAGGCAGGGAAGCTGAAGTCTTCTTCCGGCCAGAAGGTAACGAACCCGAAGCAGGGGATTGCGATTGCATTGTCTGAAGCAAGGAGCTTGAAAAAGAAATGATGGGTCGATTCTCTATGGGCAAGCAGGTCAGTACTCCTTCGATGTCGAAGAAGACTGGCAAGGCTGTTAAGGCTGAGACTCCTGGGATGTATCCTAAGGCTGTTGTCTCTCGCAAGGTATCCAGTATGAACACTCCTAAGACTGGAATGCGAAAGATGGGGATGCCTAAGATGGGTACGCCTAAAATGAAAATGAAGAAAGGTTTCTAATGTCCTACACCAAGCCTCAGCTTCGAGAGCGAATCAAGTCTCAGGTGATGTCATCCGGTAAGGGTGGAAAGCCTGGGCAGTGGTCTGCTCGTAAGGCACAGCTTGTTGCTCAGAAGTATGAGGCTGCTGGTGGAGGGTACTCTGGATCGAAGTCTAGCGGCCAGAAGAGCCTTTCTAAGTGGACGAAGGAAGAATGGACTACCAAGAGCGGTAAGCCTTCTACGCAAGGCCCTAAGGCGACTGGAGAGCGTTACCTTCCTAAGAAGGCGATTCAGGCTATGCCTGCTGGCGTCTACGCTGCTTCTACGAAGGCGAAGAAGGAAGCGAGTGCTAAGGGCAAGCAGTTCTCCAGTCAGCCTGAGAGCGCCAAGACTATCGCAAGGAGATTCCGGTAAAGGAAGTTATGGCTACATCCGGCACTGCGAATTGGAACATCAACATCCTCGACATTATCGAAGAGGCTTACGAGAGGATTGGCGTAGAGGTAAAGGGTGGCTACGAGATCAGGACTGCTCGTAGGAGTCTGAATCTGTTGTCGATGGAGTGGGCCAACAGAGGGTTGAACCTTTGGTGTGTAGAGCAAGGGACTCTGGCGCTGACTCCTGGAACGGCAACGTATCCTCTTCCTGACGATACGATTGACATTCTGGAGGGAGTGATTCGGACGTATGCAGGTCAGCAGAACAATCAGACTGACATTGCGATTACGCCGATCTCTTTCATTACCTACAACACGTTGCCTAATAAACTGGTGCAGGGTACTCCGATCCAGTATTACGTTGCCAGGGATACGACGACTCCTGAGATTACGTTCTGGCAGGTGCCGGACAATACGATCTCTCGTCAGTTTGTTTACTACAGGCTGCGCCGTCAGCAGGATGTTGGGAGCAATGCTAACAACAACATGGACGTGCCGTTTCGGTTTGTCCCTGCGATGATCTCTGGTCTTGCTTATCACCTTGCCTCTAAGAGGCCGGAAGCATTTGCTCGTATGCCTGAATTGAAGGCGCTGTACGAGGAAGAGTTCCAACGTGCGGCTGACGAAGACCGTCAACGGTCTGCGGTTATGCTGGTGCCGGGAGGATACGGCTGGTAATGTTTGCTTCCGGTAAACACGCAATTGCAATGTGCGACATCTGCGCTAGGCAGATCAAGTACACTGCTCTAAAGAAGTACATATACAACGAGAGATGGAATGGACTTCTTGTTTGCGAAGAGTGTTTTGACATAGACAATCCTCAGCTTCAGATCGGCAAGTACGTTAGAGGCGAAGCGATTGCTCTTAACAACCCCAGGACTGCGTCTCAACAGAACCCTCCTACCAGAGCGTACTTCGGTTGGAATCCAGTGTTACCTAACAAGATCTATGTCAATTTAGGTAGTGTTAAAATTTCTATCAGTTGAGGATTGATATGAAGAAGTTTAAGAAAGAAAATAAGGTTGTAAGGGCGCAGGCGGGGGCTTCGCTTGGTCAAGGGTCTACTCCTGAAAAAGTTCCTCAATGGCTTATGGACTTTTTTGCCCCTGGTGCGGCTATAACCTCCGCTTACGATAAAAGTTTTTCTCAAAGTGGGCCTCTTGAAATAACCGACGCTTCCGGCTCTGATGTTGCTGCCGCTGTTACTCCCACTTCCGCTAAAACTGGATCAGTAAGCCAACCGACTGAGAAAGTGATTTTAGCCCAGCCCCAAGCCACCTCCACTGCTCCAGTAAAGCGTACTTTGGCCCCGCAATCTAATAAGCCTGTTGCTCTTTCTTCCAAGAAAGCTGTTTCGGAGCCTAAAAAATATATTCCTCGTGGTATGACAAATGCAATGGATCAGTATAGGAAAGCAACTTCTGCTTTGGAGATGCCTCCACCTTTAATGGCTAATGCTCCAGCGCCGAATGTTCCGATGGCCCCATCTGTCGATCTTTCCAAGCTGGCTGGAGAGATTCCTAAAACCAAGTCTGGCATGAAGAAGTTTATGGATGAGTACGGCAAGTTTATCGCTCTTGGCGCTATGGCTGGGACTGGTGGTAAGGCTGGTCGAATCGCTGCTCCTATCATCGCTGCCCTGCCTGGGCTGATTGAGATGATGAAGAAGAAGAAACCTCAATTCGATGAAAAGCCAACGATTGCTCCCGTCGTTCCAACTAAGGCGGCGCATGGTGGATCTATGAAGAAATCTTCCGGGGGTGAACCTCCGAAGAAAAGCGAAGGCGGCGCTATCCGCAAATTCAAAGGAGGTTCCATGAAAGGGAACACTAAAGACAGTATGCTCACCCCCAAGTACGCTAAGGGTGGCAAGATGATTGGCAAGATGGGCAAGGCTGAAGGTGAAATGCCGCAGCACAAGAAGATGGCGATGGGCAAGCCCACTCCGCAAAGCACCGGAGCGAAGTTTGCTAAGGGTGGCGCTGCGAAGTATGCCAGCGGCGGGATGTGCAAAGGCTACGGCATCTCGAAGAAAGTTCGTCCGACTGGCCCGATGAACTAAGGCTAGTAAACCAACATGACCTACGCTGAACTCAAGCAACAGATCCAAGATTACGTCCAGTCTGACGAAACCATCTTCCTCGCCAATCTGGATGGGATCATTCAGCTTGCAGAGCAGCGTATCAATAGAGATGTAAAGTCTCCTGATTCCAGGGCCTCCGTTACTGGCAATGTGACAACTCAGACTATAACGACTCCTAGCGACTTCGTTATGCCGCTGAGTCTGTTTGTCAGTATCGGAGGAACCCAGATAGGTCTTCTTCTTAAAGAGCCTTCGTATTTAACGGAGGCATATGGGGTGACGGCTGGATCTGCTGGATCTTCAGGAGAGCCAGCTTATTACGCTATTCAATCGTCAGGCGAGAACTCTACGACAATTCTTGTAGCGCCATCTGCTGGTCAGTCTTACGGTTATACTTTGTACTACTACAAGACCCCGGATACGATTGTTGGCGCAAGCAACAACATTACATGGGTCAGCAACTACTTCCCTCAAGTGTTGCTGTACGGGTGCCTTGTTGAAGCGTACTCGTTCCTTAAGGGTGAGCCTCAGATGCAGCAGCAGTACGAGAAGCTGTATCAGCTTGGGCTGATTGAATTGAAGAACGTCTGTGAAGACGAGCAGAGAATGGACAACTACAGGAACCCTGATAGCAAAAGGAATATCGGCTAATGGCATTCACAGGCAGTTATGTAACCAACTCGTTTAAGGAGCAACTGCTCCTTGCCGTACACGATTTCTCTACGGATGTCATCAAGATGGCACTGTATACAGACTCTGCGACCATCGACAACACTACGACTGCCTACAGCGCCACGAACGAAGTATCCGGCACGGGATATACCGCTGGAGGGAAGACGTTGACCGCTACCGTTACTCCTGACGGGATCTATACGATCCTCGACTTTGCCGATATAAGCTGGACTTCTGCTTCGTTTACTTGCCGGGGCGCTCTTGTGTACAACTCTTCCAAATCCAACAAGTCTATTTTTGTCCTAGACTTTGGAACCAACAAGACCGTCTCTTCCGGTACGTTGACAATCCAATTCCCTACCGCAAACTCCAATACTGCAATTGCAGTGATTAGCTCTGTAACGAACTAATATGCCCTCTACATATACTTCTAATAACAAGATCCAAAAGATTGCAACAGGTGAACAGTCTGGTACTTGGGGCAATACTACCAACACGAACTTCGATTTGTTCGATACAGCGATTGATGGGTTTGTTGCTGTTGCATTGACGGGGACAACGCATACCTTAAACATTCCTGACGGTACTGCTGCCGATGGAAGAAACAAGGTAATCAGCTTTACGGGTACGCTTGCTGCTGCGAATACGGTTAGCATTACGCCGAACACGGTTAAGAAGCATTACTTTGTCCAGAACAATACGACAGGTGGGCAGAACGTCATCATCTCGCAGGGATCTGGCTCTACCGTTGCGATCAAACCTGGGTACTCGTCGATTGTGTACTTGGACGGTGCAGGGTCGGGTGCTTCCGCTAAAGAGGTCTTAACCAGCCTAAAGCTGACTGCTCTGTTGGAGGCTACAGGAGTTGTGTTTGTTGGCTCTAGCAGCGGCAACACGACGTTGCAAGCGAATGCTACGGCCTCAGGTACCCTTACTCTTCCCGCCGCAACAGACACGCTTGTAGGCAAGGCTACGACCGATACGTTTACGAACAAGACGCTTGACACTGCTGGTGCCGGGAATGTCTTGCGGATCAACGGTACGCAGGTTAGTGCTGTAACGGGTACGGGTTCTGTCGTTCTTGTTACCTCCCCCACGTTGGTTACCCCGCTACTGGGTACGCCAACTTCAGGGACTCTTACTAATTGCACAGGTCTTCCGATCTCTTCCGGTGTGTCTGGGCTTGGCACTAATGTCGCTACGTTTCTAGCTACACCTTCGAGCGCCAATCTTGCAAGTGCCGTAACGGACGAGACGGGTAGCGGGGCGCTTGTGTTTGGCACATCGCCTACGATTGCGACTCCTACGATTACGACGAGCGCAACTGTACCGCTTGTCATCGGCGGCACAGGAACCACCTCTACTCTTACCCTGCGGTCCACCTCTGGCGTCGGCACCACGGGCGCGGACATTATCTTCCAGACCGGGAACAACGGCGCGACTGAAGTAATGCGGCTTCAGAACGGCGGCAACGTCGGCATTGGAACGGCGAGTCCTGGAACTAAATTAGATGTTCTGGCTTCTGGTACGGCCAACACTACGGCCGATCAGTTTGGTAGAGCTGCTAGTTTTGTTGGCCCTTCGTCTCTTGGCGGGCAGCAAGCTGACTCAATTGTAAGTATTAGTTCAAATGATACAGTAGCCGCTGATCGTGGCGGAGTATTGACTTTTGGCGGCAGGTATTCCGGCACGGCTCAGGCGAATTGGGCGAGTATAGTTGGGTTCAAAGAAACCGCCACTAGTGGAGAATTCGGTGGGTACATGGCGTTCTATACCCGTGCAAACGGAAGCATCAATCTTGAGCGGATGCGGATTTTGGCTGACGGCAACGTCGGTATAGGAACGGCGAGTCCGGCTTATCAACTTCAGCTCTCGACCGATTCTGCTGCCAAGCCCACGACCAACACCTGGACCATCGCCTCGGATGCACGGCTGAAGACAGTCCTCGGCGACTACGAGAAGGGCCTGGACGCTATCTGTGCTTTGCGCCCAGTGCGCTACAAATACAACGGCTTCGGCGGCATGGTGGCCGACGGCAAAGAGCACATCTCCATCGTGGCGCAAGAGGCGCAGGAAGTGTTTCCGGAGTGCATCGGGACTTTTCAGGGGAAGCTGCACGGGGACGATGAGGAAGAGACTGAACTTTTGAATTACAACGGCCACGCCGTGACATTCGCGCTCATCAATGCAATTAAAGAACTCAAAGCAAAGATCGACATTCTCGAAGCAAGGAACTAAACATGGCAATTACCTACGATTGGATCTTCAACCCCCTCACCGTCAAGCCGGCCGACGGCAGCCTGACCGACATCGTCATCATGATCGACTGGCGGCGAACTGCGACCGATGGAACATACGCGGCGAGCTGCTACGGGCGGGTGGCCATTGGGCCAGCCGACCCAAGCACGTTTACGCCATTTGCAGATTTGACGAAAGCGCAGGTACAAGGTTGGGTGGAGGCGGCACTGACGCCCGCGGCGGTCGCGCAGTACGACGCGTCGCTTGCGACGAACCTCGCTAATCAGAAGAACCCTCCTACGATTCCTCTACCTCCACCCTGGAACTAAGAACATGGCAAACTACCAATCTGACTTTATCTCTAAACTTCTCCACGGTGTAACCGCAGCACATATGCTGCACCTAATGGCGAAGGGTAAGGGCAGCTACGCTGCACACAAGGCGCTAGGGTCGCTGTACGAGGGCCTAGAAGAGCTAGCTGACTCTCTTGCGGAAGAGTGTATGGGAGTGCATGGCATTATCGACTCCTTCCCTTCTGAGAAGTTCAGCGCCCCTAAGGATGCTGTTGGTTTCGTAGAAGAGTTGTATCGGTACGTTTCCAACAACAGGAGTCAGGTTGGCTCTGAGAGCCATTTGCAGAACACCGTTGATGAGATCCTGTCTCTCATCGCTTCCACCCTGTACAAGTTGAAGAACCTTTCGTAGGATCCTTATGAACATCAAGTCTTTCTTCAAGAAGATCTTCTCTCCTAGCGCGGCGACTACCTTTCTCAAGTACGTCTCTGTCGTCTATCCGGTTGTAGAGATCGTTGCTGCTGCAACTCCGAATAAGGTTGACGACGAGATCCTAACTTTGGCGCGGCAGTGGGGAGTTAACGCCATCCTGGATGGATCCAAACCGAAGGGAGAGGTTCTTAAAGATGTCGCTGTTAAGATCGCACGGCAGAAGCTACCTGATGTTCCTAAAGAGATTCTCTCTCGCGCCGTAGAAGTTGCTTATCAGCAGATGAAAGTATCTCAGACGTTGCGTTAAAGCACATCATTGCACTAGAATGAATTGCATGAACTCTGAACAATTCATTTTTATTGACAACGAGAAAGTGTTTGCTTCTGAACTGAACGACCGACAGAAGTACTTGGTCTCTCAGATCAGCGATATCCAGAACAAGCTGTCGCAGTTGCAGTTTAGCGCCGATCAATTGAATGTTGCTCTTACGGTTTACAGCGACGAGCTGAAGGCCAGCAGGAAGAAGGAAGATCTCAAGCCAGATCTAGTCTGATATGCCTCTTGTAAAAATCCAACCTAAACCCGGAATCGTTAAAGACGTAACGGAATACTCCTCAGAAGGATTCTGGTACGATTCAGACAAGATCCGGTTTAGGCTTGGATACCCTGAGGTAATCGGTGGATGGCAGGCATATGCTAACGCTGAGACCATCTACGGTACTTGCAGGTCGATGATTCAATGGACATCCCTATCCCTAGAGCGATTCATAGGGATAGGGACTAACCAGAAATACTATATTGAAGCTGGTCAGTATATTAACGACATCACTCCGATCAGGACGACGATAGCGTTAGGCAACAATCCTTTCGAGACTCAAGTTGTTGGGACTGGAAAGATGAAGGTAACGACTCCTGTCGGCCACGATGCAATCGAATTCGATTGGGTGACGTTCTCTGGCGCTACTGGATTCGACGGGTTTACCGCAGATCAATTGAACGTAGAAGTCCAGATCACAGAGATCATAAACGCCACCAGCTTCTACGTTGTGTTCCCTGCTGGCGCTACCATCACTCCTTCCACTTCAGGAGGAGGCGCTGCTGTCAGTGCTGCTTTCCAGATCAATGTTGGATTGAACACTCAGGTGTATGCGACAGGATGGGGGTCAGGCCCTTGGGGTCGTGGACCCTGGGGCAGTGCATTTGCTCCTATCAGTCCTACGGATAATCTTAGGTTCTGGTCGAACTCCAACTACGGTCAGGACTTGGTTATCAACCCCAGGTACGGGGACATCTACTAT